AATGCTTCCTCTTTTGTTCCTACGCTCATGTTAAAATAGGCGTAGTTTTTCATTTCTTTAAACGTAGTAAATTCTTTGTTTTGAAAGATATATCTACTTTGTTTTTTCCGTTTCTTTATCATTTTTTATCATTATTTTATTGGCTTCTACTACACATATAATTTCGAATGTACTTGTATCCGTTGATTCTTTTGCGATTGCTACTGCTGTTTTATAAGTCCATTTTGATAATAATGGAAATGTTACTACTTTTCCGTTGTCTTTCCTTCTTGTAATAATTGTCCAATTTGTTGCTGCCATGATTATACCCCCTTTTCTTTTGTTTCGTTATTGTATATGCTATTAATATTTCTTGAACATACATAATGTATTTCCCATTTTACGCTTTTACTTATGTTCGTTAATTTGTCATAGATGTTCATGTAGGTTTCGTGGATACCTACATCCCCGACAACTTTTCTGATGATTACTTCTGTTCCTTCTTCGTCCATTGCGTTTACTTCTACGCAAATTTTGTTTTTGAATTTTTCCCAACACATAATTTTTTTGTTTTTATGTTCCATATGGAACGGTTAATACTCTTGTTTTTTTGATACTGCAAAGGTTTATTGTTTTTTCTGATTTTCCAAATTTTCTCCTATTTTTATAACTTTTCTTAACTTTTCCCTACTTGTAAAATTAAAAAGGACAATACTCTGCTGATAAGTATTGATACATGATATTTTCCTCTTCTTTTCTGATTTGCCTTCGTTGTGCTTTCTTTCTGTTTGTTAGATTTTGTAGCTTTGCCATCCGATTGATTGCTTTTTTTCTTTCGATTTCTTCAATACTGTCCCCGTGTAGACTTATTCCGTTTTCATTTTTTTCCGAAAGTAATCTTTCATAGTAATCTTTGTTCACTGTGTTGGCGCCTATTATCTCGAAACCTTTTACCCATTTGGTTCCTTTGTTTTCGGCATATAGCCATAGCAATTGTCTTTGATCATCTGTGTATATGGTTGTTTTGTAGTATCTTGGTAATGGTAAATCTTGCCCGTTATGTGCCTTATATGTAATAATTGTTTTTTCTCTATTCCATCTGTGTTTTAATTGGTTTTCCTTTGCATAGTTTGCCCCAAGCCCTTTACTGCATAGTACTATTGATATATAATCAGGATTGTCTTCATCCTTTTTTGTCATGTATTTTGATACATAATTTATTGTTCTTTCATTGACATATTTTCCGTAGTATTTGTATCCGTCTATCCAATTTTCGTATAATAGTTTTGTCAATTGCCATTTTGTTTGTCCTTCCCTTGCGTAAAATAATCCGTGTAGGTGTATTCTTCTTGTATTGGTGTGCCCTTTTTCTGTTACGCACCAATGTTTCACTGATTTACCTGTTTCTTTTCTGATTCTTTCTAGGAATAATCTGTGTATTTTTGTAATTATCTCGTTATCTTGTGATCCGTCGTTTTTATATCCATATCTTTTACAGATATATTCATATCTTTGTGGAGATACTGTTCCCGTGAAAAACACTGCATGAGGTGTCTCTTTCAGTTGTTCGTAATTTCTGATTCTCCATTCTCTTCTTTTTTTTTTACGACATTCGAAGCAGTGTCCACATTCTACCTCTACGTATCTGAATCTTTCGTCTGTACATACAGGCGGCTTCCACCCATTCTTCCGATTAGGCAGAAACCGCTTGTTTAATACTTTTTTTGTGAAGTAACACATTATTTCTTGAATTTTTTTGTGATAGTTTCTAGAATTTGTGCTCCGTTTTTGAATTTTGTGATAGTTTCGAGAATTCCGTTTATTCTATCTATTCCTCCGTAAATCCATTCTCTTAAGTTTTGATCAGATCCTAATTTGTAATCGTTTTCGATTTTTTTGAGCATGTTTTCCGCTGATTCTTTTGTAGCCTCTGCGGACATTCTTCTCGTGATCATTTCGTAATAGAAGTTTTCTATCTCTTTTTCGATCTTTCTTGCTGTTAGATAATTTACGTCTGTACTTGATTCTGCGAGTGATCCTTCTTTTTGGATTTTTGCTATTTCTGACACGAAACGAGCTACCCTATCTTCTTGTATTTTGTCTAGATATTCTCTATCTAATACAGACATTTTCCAATCTTCGATCGCCTTATCTGCGTTTGCTGCTGCTGCTTTCATATTGCTTTGCTCGATACTTTCCCTACTTGTTTGGATTCTGTTTTCAATCTCCTGCCATTTATTTTGCAGTTCTTGCCCTTTAGTGTCCACTCCTGCGATTTTATTGGCTTCGGCAATAGTTTTGGTTGCTTGAGCGTTTGCGAGCCTATTTTGAGCCTCTATTTGCTTTAATTGTAGTCCTAGTGATTGTTGTTGCAGTGCTACCTCCACCGGATTGGTTTTTGGTGCGTTTGGTTGAGTTGCTGTCCCTCCGGCTGTGCTTGCTGCTGATCCTCCTCCGTTGCCGTACATGAGTCCTACACTTAATCCTGCCTTTTCCATTTCGTTTCTTTGTGCTCCGAAATTAGTGTCTTTCCACATTTGAAGATTTCTTTTATATTCAGCATCTGCTGCCTGTTGTCCGTAATTATATTGTAGACCCATTCCTGCTTTTTCATACTCCCATGCTTTTCGCATTAGTTCTTCTTGGTCTTCGAGTTTGTTGTTGTTTCCGAATATGCCATTGAATACAGTACCTACTAATCCTTTGGCCGTTATTTCTGCTAAATTTGCTCCTAATCCCATAATAATAAATTTTTTACATTCTTCGCGCTTACTTTTAAAGAAGCGCTACCTATATTTACTTGATATAATATGCTATATGCGTACCGCGCTTTTTTGGCTTTAAAAAGCGGATATAAATATTTACATCCGCCCTTTTCGCATATAGTGTTCGTAGTCGTACCCGACTAGTTGTCTCTAGTTGGATTTGGTTCAGTTGTTCCTCCTTCGGTTTTGCCTTCTGTTGCTTCTGTTGTTTTTGGTGTTTCGGCCTCTCCCTTTTTGAGGTATTCGTTTAATTTGTAGTTATTGACTCTATCCATTGCGTCCATGGCTAAAGCCCACTTGTCCGTACGTACGTTGCAATCATTTCTTACTCCTGCCTGTTTAGGCGTGTAGATCATAGGTGCTCCGTCAGTTAATGGTTCGTTTTCGTCGAGAATTCTCTGAATTTTTTTGATTAAGGTTTCACCCTTTTCTGTTATTTCGATCATTCCCTCGAAGTTATTTACTCTTATTTTGTTAATTGTTTTCATGATTATAAGAATGGAATTTGTTTAGCACTATAGTTACCTCGTCTCGTTGCCTGTACTACTGTTTGTACCCAAAAATTCTGACTGTCGATTGATGTATCGGCAAAGATTTCGATGTATTTCTGTGGATCGATGTATGTGGTTAAGTCTTTGATCGTGTTATTATTACTTACCTCGTAACGTCAGTTTAATACCATGAAATCTAATGCTTCTCCGGTCGCGAAATCTCCGAATGTACGGTTATAATTAGTCATGTAGTCGATCCAGGCTACCGTTTTGTTAGCGGCTAGATGTTTGATATTCTTAATGCTTCCTCCTCCTTCGTATACGGATGTTTCTCCAACCATTTGTTCTTGGATCAAATCTTGGTATCCGATTCCGTCTAGTGCCGGTTTATGTAGATCGTCGATTGTCTGTAGATTTAAGTCAAAGTCATTTCCTTGTGAGTAGTCCACCATTGGCGTGATAGCCATCAATCCCATGATGTACCCCGGCTCTTCACATTGATAATGTATGTGTCCGTTATTGAGTGGCTTTCCTCCTCTTCCGATTGCTGCGATATCTCCAAGCGGTTGGCTACCGTATGTTGTTTCTGTTGCACTTTTTGATATTACTTCGTCAAATTCAATATATTGTGTCATGCCTCCGATAAATACCGGCGTTTCTGGTCTATCAAGGTATTTTCCTGCTGTGTACACCGTTTCCAACCAATCTCGATATGTGCCTCCCGATACAGCGATTCTGTTCAACATGTTGTAGACTTTTTGTTGCAGGTTTAAGGCGTCCATCGTTAGCTTTCCATCGTTCGCTGTAATATCGATACTTGTTATTTCCGTGATACCTCCTGTTCCGTCGATCCAATCTGTTTGTACCCAATTGTTAAAGATGTCGCTATCGTATGTTTTTAACAGCATTCCTCCTAGTTTATTGGCTTGTGCTGATATCAGGTCTTCAAACATTTTTGCCAATTCTGTTGATCCGTTGTTGGTCTCGTTTAGGTTTGATCCGTATAGGATTAGTGTTTCGTTCCCCTTTTTATGTAGAATTACATCTCTGATTTGATCAAGTACTTTTAGATCGTATTGACCTAGTTCTGTTTTTAAGAATTTTTTTGTTTCTGCTGTCGTGGAAACTAGTAGTATTGTTGCGAATGGATTAGCATCTATCTTGTCTAATGTGATTTCTTTTGTTGTTGCATTACTTGTCATTTGAGCTAACGATGTTGATATCACTGTTCCCTTGCTGTTTAATACTTTAACGTTTAGGCTGTTCCAAAAACTTTGATAATCGTTTGTAGTGATACTTGCATTTAGTTTTGTTTTATTTGTGATTTTTATTGTTTTTGTATTGTCTTTTCCTACAATAAAGTGTCCTTCATTTTCATTATCATATGAATCTATTACTTCAAATGATATTTCTCCGACTCCTTTTAACATGTAGAATTTGTTTTCTTGTGTGTTTGCAAAGAAATTTTTGAATATGTCGAGATATAATAGTAGAGGTATTCCGTTTTTATATGTTCCTTCTGTTGAGTTTGCCCCTTTTCTTCTTGATTTGCTCCATCCTAGATATTTGTATAGAGCCGATGCTGAGATGTTTGTTTTTGCGTCTGTTGCTGTTCCGTATGTTTTTGCGTACATCATTGGTAATTTGATGTCACTCATCTTCATACCGATTCCTGTTCGGTTGTTGTGTAACCAACTGTTGTATAGTCGGAAGCCTCCAAAGAACATGAAATGCTGTAGTTTGAACGATCCGAAGAGCGGCCCTAGTGTTGGTTGGCTTAGTGTTTTATTGATCAAATTCAGATCAATGATGTCTCCCTTTTGACAAAGTATCTTACAGAATGGTACAAGCATTCCTACACCGATTGAACTTCTGAATATTGTTGATATATCATGAGTAGACATGTCATAGTCTCTCATTGCGACTTTCATTTTATTGTTGTCGCCTAGTATATTTTTACCTAAGGTTCTTGTGATTGACATAATTTATTCCTCCTCTTTTTTTGATACTTCTTTTTGTTTTTCTTCCCATTGATCGGCTTCTTTGCAAGCGTAGATTATTGCTGCTACTAGATTCCAATCTGTTGCGTCGATTACCTTTTGGGCTTCTTCTTCCGATTTAAACACCTGCTCAGTAGCCAAGTGATTACCAATAGTAATGATAACTTCATCTGATTCTGCGTTTTTTTTTCTAATTTTAAATGCTTCTTTTAAGTCCATGATTTTTACTTTTTTGGGTTAATATTGATTTGTGTACTGTCAACCGAACTAGTTGTTGTTTGTTCGGTTTTTTGAGTACTGTTGCTATTATTCTTGCTTACGCTAAGCGACATTGTACAGCTTTGCGCTGTTAGAACTGCTGCAATACTGATAATTGCCGTACAAATGATTTTGATAATCTCGTAAATAATTTTTTTCTTATCCATCTTTAAATAATTTAAGTTGTAATTTTTCAATCCATTTTTTATATTTTTCGATTACGTCGTAAGTTTTAACACATAGTAGCCTCCTTTCTTGTTTAATTAATTTATATATTTTCATTATTTGATCTTCATTGATTTCCCAAACTTCCCTTCGCTATCTTTACTATGGAAAAGAGATCTGGGAGGCTGCTGTACACGCTTTACTCTGCGGTGAAAATCTCCTTCTCGCAGGATCAAAAGCAACCGGAAAAAATGTACTGGCTGAAAATCTTGCCCGTGCATTCCGCCGTCCCTGCTATAATCTCTCTTTCCATATTAATATGGACGCCTCTTCCATGATAGGAAATGATACCTTTAGAAACGGAGAAGTTGTCTTTCGCCCCGGTCCGATCTACCAGAGTGCCGTTGACGGAGGTTTCTGCATTCTCGATGAGATCAATATGGCACGAAATGAAGCTCTCGCTGTTCTCCACTCTGTACTGGATTTCCGACGCACGATCCACATTCCGGGCTACGATCAGATTCCGGTACATCCGGCAACTCGTTTTATTGCTACTATGAACTATGGTTATGCCGGTACAAGGGAACTGAACGAGGCTCTGGGTAACCTGTACATCGCTCAAGGTCAATATGACAGAGCTGTTAACGCATTTGGCGACACTAAGACCAACAG